CCTATGCAGACATTATCAATCTTTGCTACTAGTTCGCCAATAATATTTGTAACTTCTTTTGTCATATCCAATAAGCGGTTAATTTGGTTACACCATTAAAGTTTTTCATTGCTCCTACACCTACATACGTTAATGTAATAGTAGAATCTAAATTGCCCGATTCGATTGTTAATACATCTCCAACCTCATAATCGACTCCTTGGTTGACAATGGTTACCTCAGTAACTTCGCCGGCTATTGTGACGATAGTTGCCGTAGCACCTTGCCCAGATCCACCCGATAAATAATAAGTCCCATCTATGTAACCGGTTCCACTTACTAACGTATCAAAACTCACTAATTGGCCCACGTTAAATGGGCCATTTAATGATATGTATTGTTGAATAGTTTCGTAAGTTTTTTGCCCCTCGTTGTAACGCTCCCACATAAGTGAATGAGGAGAATCTACAACGATAGAGTTTTCGGCCATTTGCTTAACATTACCATAAGGTGTTTGTTGATTCATTAAGTCTCGTGAAAACTCAAAATAAATGAACCCTTTTAACATTTCTAGTATTCCCTCCGACATCAATATCCCATTCCCTAGATTTATAATGTTATTATATAACACTCCAGATCCGGAGAATCCACTAACGTCCTCAGTAAAAGGTTCAAATACCTTTGTAAAATTAGGACTAAGTGGAACGTTGGGAGTCAAGCCGTTTAAATCTGCAACAAACTCATTATATAAATTTGCTCCAAATAATTGGACAAGATATTGCTTTTCATATTTCAGTATGTAAGATGTCAATTTTGACGTGCTATACATACCGGTTGAAAGGGCATACTTGTCTATGAAATCACTAGGTTGTAAAAACATTATTTACTTTTTTAATTTTCCATATTTTTGTCTTATGAAAGACTTAATGACTGCACCGGTTAATTTGTAAATCGTACCCTTGGGCAATTTTCTATTAGTGCCATTGGCTTCAAAAAGATAGGTTTCTTTATCGTTGATTTCAACTTCCAAAGTTACCTTACCATCTTTACTCTTTGAGTACTTACCATCAATGTGCTTTCCATCCCAGCTCACTTCAACGTTGCCCTCGGCATCTCGGTCAATATCTATATCAACTCGTTTAGTGTCTATCGAAATGTCAAGTTCCTTTTTGGCTTTAGACTTTCTTTTTGTTTTTCTTTCGGCACGTTTTTCTTGACGTTCTTCTTTACGCTCTTCTCGTGCTTTTTTGTTTTCTAATTTCTTCTTGTCCATGGTTTATAAATTTATAAATTAAGGTGCAGTGATAGCGAGGATATCAGTTGTTAAAGTCCCAACTACAAATGCAGGTTTTTGATTGTTCTTAATGTAAGAAACCAACCTTGCTTCTGCTAAAATTGTAATCATATTCTTTGTGAAATCATCTTGGTCAAGACCTACTGACATTGCGATATTGTCTCTGAATCTTACATTCAATTTTGACAAGTCTCCAACAACATATTTATCTTGAGCAATATATGTAGATGAAATCACTCTCATTCCTGCGATTCTCATTTCTCCAGATCCATCTTGCGTAGGCAAGTACATTGGATATGTGTACGTCAAATCAGTACCCTTTGTGATTTGCAATAAAGCAATATCTTGTGGGTTCATAATGATGTGTGTAGGAGTAAAATTTGCCGCTTCTATCTGAGCCATAACAATTCTTAATAAATCAGAAATGTTCGCACCCGGAACGCTTAAAGCAAATGGACCTGCACCGAATGCCGGCAATCCCATTGTAGCATCAAGAAGTCCTTTAATTTCGCCTACACCGTTACCGGTTAATAGCGCTTGTTCAACACCATCTTTTACTGATAACATTAAATCGTTGTTGATTTCTGCTCTGATAAAAGACAAATCTTCAATCATCTCTTTTGATACCTTAACATAACAAGCAATCTTTTTTACCTCTTCGCTTATTTCTTCCCAAGTTGGTTCGCCCTCAGTTTTTGGCTTGCTTTCTAATGTCCACCCTGCTGTTGAACCTGCAGTTTGTTGAACGTAAGTAACAAATTTGCCGGTAGTTGCACCGGTATTAGAGTTCTCAAGGATTCCGTATCTTTTACGAACTACCTCATCAACTTGAGTGTCAAAATCAGTTAAGGCATAATCGCCGGTGTAATCATTTGCAATCGTTGTAGTTTTAGTGTTTAAATTTACTTTTCCACCTTTCTCGACAGCTCCCTTGATTGCTTCTATGTTTTTAGCATAAACGTCAAACATTTTTTGACCTAAAGATTTTGGAGCATATTCAGACACACTTGCTTTTTCATTAAAGGACTCAAAACGGCCTTCAATTCTTGCGATTGCTTTTTCGATTTCTGCACTTTTTTCTTCCATTCCTTTTAAAGAATCGATTTGAGATTTCATCTCAGTTGTCGTTGCTTCTAGTTCTTCTTTTGTACTGAACGAAGCCGACTTTTCATTGAACACTTCATTGATTTTTTCAATGGCTTGTTCGGGGGTTAAATTTGTATCACTCACGTTTTCTGTTTTTTTGAGTTATTACTTATGATTGTAAACTTTTTACAACCTTATTCCAATCAAAATTTTCTACTATCTCAGTAGTTGGCTTGTTAAGATCTGGGTGACTTTTAGTAGTCGGCTCAGTTCTAGCAAGTAACACAAGTTGAGAGTTTAAAAACTTGATTTTCATTTCTATTTCGTGGAGTCTTTCATCGGTTCCACTTCCTATACTTAATGCCTTAATGCAGACATTTAGTTCGTCATTAATTTTTTCGATATAATCAGATTTGTCTTGACCTTTCATTTCTATTACCGGAGTAAACTCATTCGAGCCAAAAGTTACGGCCGAACCCTCCCAAAGTTTTACTTCTTTAATCTCATAAAATCCATTACTTTTCATAGTAGTGTCCTCAATCCATTTAGTCTTATCTGAAACGTATTCAAAGCCAATTGAATGTTCTCTGATTATTCCATCTTGATAATCTGCAAGGGCATCATCTCCGGCACTAGAACGGCCCAGCTCTCCGACTGCATATAGACCATAATCATCCTCGGCTAGTTCAACGAATTTTCCTATTTGTTGTTGCCAATCGTGATGTCTTAAAAATGCAATTTTTCTATTTGATTTTGATTTTACTCCACGTTCTCGGATAGATTTTTTAAATGCTCCCTTTCTGATTATGTCATTATCTGAATCCATTGTATCAAACTTAGATAAGTACAATGCTACTTGTCGACTATTTGTATCCAGATCCTTGACCTCAAGAGATTCTTTTGTATTATAAATGTTATTAATTTTCATATCAATATTCTTCGTTATCAAGACCGGTTACGTGCCGGATTTCTTCCGGAGTTAATTCAACACCAAGTGCCGCTATTTTCTCAAGTGTTTCTGCTTTAAGTTTAGTGACTTCGGCCTTATCTTTTTCATCTACTTGTAGAACCGGTAAGTGATGAAATTCTGCTTTTAAATAGTATTCGCTATCCAGTCCAAGTTGCTTCATTAAGGAGTTGTACATCGACTGCGTTTCCGGTATAATAGTATCGGTGTAAACCATACGAATAGAGTCCTTAACGTTGCTAAATGTAGCACCCTTTTCGGTACTGAATAAGTTAATTGAAAGGCCATAGGCATCTATTATTGCAATCTTATCTGCAGTAAGTTCTTCGAACAACATTAGGTCTTTTGTAGGAAATGACATCGGTTGCCAATTTACTTGGGATTCAGTTATCATTAATTCATCTTTGGACCTACGGTACCAATCTCGTCGAATCGTTTCCTTTTCTTCGGGAGTCATCGGAATAGCACCACCCATATCGTTACTCTGAGTTGATAGGATTCCTATTGAACCAATATTTTCTAGCAGGACATTTCTTTTATGATATTGTGCTTTGATATTTGACAACGGATATCTCAACGAGTCTATCCTAGAGATTGGCTTGACCAAATTCATTCCATCGTCGGTCGTAAAGTATAACATATCTTGCCACTCAATTGTCTCCTTACTATCATCGTCGTATGTAAACTTAAAGTTCGTGATGAGGTCTTCATTATCCATAGCGTTTAACTTCTTACCGGATAGATTAATTTGAATTTTATTAGCAGGAAGCGGAACGATTAGATTTCGTATATCAAAAGACCTTTTTGGGCAATAAGCAAAAGCATTTGAATAAAGCGCATCTTGTACTGATAAACTATAGATGACATCATTCCAGCTCTGCATCGCATTAGGATTTTGAAATAAATCTACGAGCCAATGGGATTCAACTTTTTCGCCATTCTTATCATACAAGCATGGTTTATTCGTTGACATCATTTCTGCTCTTTTATCAATGATTGCTCTCAGTTCTGGTATCTCAACAAAGAGTCTCCAAGCATCATTAGTATCAACCCAAACGGCTTCCTTTTTACCCCATACTTGATTAGCATACGGCATCCTACCGGTCACTTGATTTATAAATCTATTGGTGTACTCGTTACCGGTTTTAAATAGATTAGTGAGAAAATTTCCGTTCATAATAGATTCTTCATTGTGTAAAGTTAATGATTAATTTTGCAAATTCAAGTCAGTCCAGATCTAAACATTGATTGGGCGAATATTGAAAGACCGGCTAAACAATCCGGAGCGTCATCATTTTTATTCTTTCCATCTCTTGAATATGTCAATACTGACTGCATAAACAACTGAGAATCTCGGTCTTCGTTTTTAACAAAGGTTACTAAACTTTGAATCCAAGCCGAATTCATCAAAATTCTAGTTTCTTTATTACTAGTGTTATGTACTTGTAGGATTTTAGTGTTTGTCGTTTTCTGTAAATGTCTAGCGAACATTGCTCCCATACTATTTGATTCAACCCTGCAGTAACTTACACCCCATTTCTTCAACAGTTCTGAGCATAAAGGAATTGTTATATCGGTATTTTCACGAGTATATATGACATCGGCGAGATATACTTTACCGGATATCAAAAGGGCAACGGCCATAGCCGTATAGTCTTTACCTTGGTCCGCAACATCAATATAGGCCAATGCTCCTTGTACTTCAACATCTGCGTATATCTTTTGGAATCTATCCGGT